TCGCCCCGCCGCCGCCGGCAAAGTTATCGACAATAATTTCTCTCACGCGTATTCCTCCATGGCGGCGGCCAGCGAACGGGCAGCAACGACAATCGACGGTACCGGCATTTTCTCAAGCCACATCCGGTTGATGTGATGTTTCAGCCGACGCTGGTGGTGTGCCGGGAGATCCCCGGCGTTTTCAATCTGGCTGTATACCATTCCAACCTCGGCAGGCCATACCGTGTCTGGAATGACCGGGAGTAAAAGGTTCTCTAATTCAATGAGTCTTCGATATGCACTTTCCAGCAGAACTTCTCTCATTTTTCACCTTCTCTCTGCGCGCGCCAGTAATTTAAGCGCTCTCTAAAAAACTCTCGTTGACTCTCCGGCGTTGCCTCGATCTGCTGAACGACCGCGTAACGTGTGATTTTCTTCTCATAGAGCTGGCGGACTAGCGCAGCAGCGCACATGTCGTAATGCTCTTTGAGCTGAAATTCCTGCGGCCATTTGGCGCGATTGAGGGGTAAGCCGGGCGGTAGGTAATCCGATTGCCCGGCCATGCCTTAATCCTTCACGCTTTTCTCTGAATGGGTGTAAAAACGGGGATCAACACTTTTCAGGGTGAAATGAGTCACCGGCATATCATCGTGACGCTCAATGCCAACGTATTTGGACTGAACCATGCGCCAGATACGCTTTTGCAGTTGGCTGGGGGTGATATTGATGTCCGGGTGATATTTTTTGATCGCAGCGAGAATGCCCTGATACGAAAGGGTTTTGCCCTTCATCAGCGCCACCAGCTTTTGTGCTGATAACTCTCCGGAGGCCTTTTTGGATTCCGCTTTTGCATTGCGTGCAATCGGAGTGATCGACTCCAGAAGGAGGCGGCAGCGGCCCGGTGCGCCGACGCGCTGCCCGGTGAGCTTGTCGTAGTTTTCATTGCTCCCGGCACTCCAAACGGTGGCAGTCTCGCGGATTTTTACCGTTTTTTCGCCTTTAGCAGTGATAACCGTCGCAGTGTGGGTTTTGAGCCAACGCCCTGAGGTGTTAACGGCTTGCACAGGTGCTTTTTTTGTTTTCGCTACGCGATAAACAGGGTTTACCTGGATCGGGCGGGGTGCCGGAACGTAACAAGCACGATTTCGGGCACGCGCGCCAGCATTCATACGCCAGATGATTACTGGCCCCCAGTCACAACCATCATCTGCGCTGGTGGTTTTTGCATACAGTAAATCGGTCATTGGTCTTTCCTCGTTGGTTAATTAGCGCTGGTCAGGCGCGGTTAAAACGGTTCGGTGTTGTATTTGTCGGAATACCGACGCGGTTGTTTTTTGGGTTTGGCTGCCTCCAGTTGAATACGGGTTTTCTCTTTCCCGACATGTTGATCGATTGGTAAGAAATGGCCGTTCTTGAATTCCTGGTAGATCACGGTACCGGCTGCGGCAAAGCGGCACTTACCGAGAATGACCTCAGCAACACCTGCAGCAGGGCTTTCAGGGTTATAAACCTCGTCGCGATACAGAAACAGGATGCTGTCGGCGTCCTGCTCAATAGAGCCGGAATCACGCAGGTCTGACATCACCGGGCGGCGCTGTGCTGCCGGGCGCGCATCAACGGCACGGGAGAGCTGGCTCAGCGCGAAAGTGGGCGTGTGCAGGCGCATAGCCATCGTTTTGAGGTTTCGCGAAATATGCGCGACGGCGAGATCGTTACGCTCTGCCTTTGGTTTTTTTATCAGGCCGAGGTAATCGACCATAATCATCGCTAAATGCGGGTGGCGGCGTTTGTGCGTTTCTGCAATGGCGCGGATTTGTTCGACGGTCAGATCGGTTGCGTCAACAATCCAGATATCACGGTCATTGAGTGTGGCCATCGCTGAAGTCAGGCGCGCCCAGTCCTCGTCATACATGTCCTGTGGGTTGCGCAGACGAGATACGGAAAGGTTTCCGGCACCAGCCAGTGAGCGCTCAACGATCTGCGTGGCCGCCATTTCCATACTAAAAATCAGCGCGCCGCCGCCTTTGGCCGTTACCCCTTCCACCACGGTGAGCGCGAACTCTGTTTTACCCATGCCCGGGCGGCCAGCAACGACGATAAGATCCTGTGGGTTAATTCCTCCAGTGGCGCTATCCAGATCCGAAATACCCGTTAACAAATTGCGGGTCGATTCATCACCATCCATGCGTTTTTGCACGGTATCCATGTAGACAGGCAAAAGCTCGTTGATATGTACCGGCTGAATGTCGCCAGTGTCAGCAGTCATATCCAGCAGCTGCGCGACGGCGTTCTCGATCACCTGATCGCGTTGCTCCTGGTTTGCTGCCTGTCGGATGCCGTCGGCCCCCTCCTGCAGCAGTTTCGCCAGCGCCCGGCTGCGCCATGCTTTGACCATCTTCCCTGCATACCCTTTCAGGTTTGGTACCGTGGCAGGAATACGGGAAATATCTGACAAATCGGCCAGACTTGAGCCACCCAGAGCCTCGCTGATGAAAAGCATATCGATCATGCCGTTCGCCAGGGCTTGTTTTTTTATTTCGCTGAAAGCGCGGCGATGGAATCCGATGCTGAATGATTCCTCCGGCGTGCTGGCGATCACATCGAACGCATCCGGAGTGGCACCGCCATTCAGCAGGCCAGCCAGCACACAGGCTTCAAGATCCTGAGGGCTCACAGTGCACCTTCCCTTGTCTTACGCAGTGTTTCCGGTTTCATCAGGTAATCAAAACTGGCGCGCCAGCCGTCGCGGTGTTCGCCGCCAAAGTAAAAATCTGGCGCGGTATTGCGGAATTTTTCCAGATAACCCAGAAACGCACCTGTGGTTTTATTCATCATGTGAGCCGCAAGGCGCGTAATTTTCTGGCGGCGATCAGCGTCAAGTGTCGCGGCAGGAAGTACGTCAGCGAAAATCTCGTTGTAGGCATCAACTACCGCTACCGGATCAATACTCGCCTCTGTGGTGGCCCAAGCCTCAGCGTCAGCGAGATAACCGTCGAACCGGTTCACCCGGCAGATATTTGCTGGCTTAGGCGCGCCAGATCCGCGGCGATGCCATGTAGCCAGAACCCAGCGGATAACCAACTGCAGCTCTGCCAGAGTGTACCCCTCACGCGTCAGGGTCGGCGTCAGCATGAGCACGAACGGTTTAACGTCACGGCAACGGGTACCGGTGCAGTCGTTATAAAACTCGAGCGCTTTTTTCGCGTCAGCGAGAATAATTTCCTCGCCATCCCCCATTTGGGGGTTAGGGGGATCTTTAGGTTCATTGACTGGTTCAAAAGAGTGACTGGTTCTGGTGCCGCCACACGGCATAGGGGGTGTGCTTTCTGGCGGCACACCTGTGCTTTTTGACGGCATAGGGGCTATGCTTTTTGGCGGCATAGGGTTGTCGAGTTTCATGTAATACAGATTCGACGCATTACCCTTACCATTTTTGACGCCAGGGCGGTTTTCTTTCACCAGCAGCCCCATAGCGATCAGCGCATCGATGTGATCACGTACAGCGCTCTTGCTGCACTCGCAATGGTCGGCAATATGTTTGTACGACGGCCAGCATTCACCGCTGTCATTGGCGTTATCAGCCAGTTTGATCAGCACCAATTTGCGGATAGGGTTTCCGGTTTTAATTGCCATCGCGCGGGCCATCAGGGTCATACTCATAATCAGATCCCCAATGTTTCAGCAATTTGACGGCATGCCGCCTGATATTCCTCAGGTGACAAATTCATTTCGCGGAGTTCTTCTTTCAGTTTTTCATACTGCGCCCAGACAGATAACGCAGCTGCGCGGCGGCCTTCGAAAATATCTTCGATGTCTTCCATGACGGCCGGTGCGCCATTCAAACGGAAGCCGTTCCGCCAGGTAATGCGGTCAATTGAATTCAGCATGTTGGTCTTTCCTCGGTACATTTAAACGCTGGTCAGGCGCTGTGTTTCCTGGATGGCTTGTAATGCCTGGGCTATCCTCTGCGGTCTATCCCTGGCATCCAGCAGTAGCGCGATGATCGCCGCGGCAAACTCGCGTATCGCTACGCATATCAAGTGCTGAGTGGTCATTCCCAGCTGCGCGTATCGTTCTGCGGGCAATGCCGCTTCCATCGCCTTAGCCAGCGCTCTTGTTTTGGCTCTAGCCGCTTTGGTGTCGCCACGTAACCAGCGAAAAATTTGCTGGCGATTGTTGTTTATTGCCCGCCAGTCGGCGTTACCCATTGGATCTTCCATCTGGTGCAGTTTTACCATGCTGGTGTTACCACCCATTCGGAACCACATGCGCGTGATTTCGATGGCAACATGTTCCTGCCCGCGCTCTACGGCCCAGTTGAAGATCTCCCGTTTCAGTTCTTCGAGGTTTTCCACTTCCTTCGCGTCTCCTGTCGCTGAAAACCTGATTAGGCTTAATCAGATTTTTTGGTTGCTAGTTGTTAAGCTGCGTTTGCTGATTTAACAGGGTTTTGATAATCCTTAGGATCGTAAATAAGTTCCCCATTAGTCATAAGGGACAATCGAGCGGCCCGCTTTTCAGGTACTACAGGCCCCCAGCGAGTTACGGCAACTTGAGAGATACCTAAAGCACGCGCAACCGCAGTTTTGGTGCCGAAAAAGCTGATGACAGTTTCAGTTTTCATTGTTCCTCCTATTAACGTTAGTTAGGAACATAAATACTAACGAAAGTTATGTCAAGTTAACTTATATTATGGGTATGAAAAAATTGACCTTTAATGACCGAATTTCCTCAAGACGTAAAGAGCTTGGATTAACCCAACAGCAACTTGCCGATGCCGTTGGTATATCTGCCGTGAGCGTCTATAAGTGGGAGGCGGGCATAACGACACCTAAAGGGCAAAATCTCTTCTCACTTGCCGAGGCACTCCGATGCACTCCGACGTGGTTGCTTTACGGAACTGAGGAAGATGAACCATTGAGGGCAGATCAACTTTCACCCGAGCTTGATGAAAGGCAAAAAAAGTTACTCGATCTCTTTGACTCATTACCTGAATCAGAAAAAGAAAGACATATCAACGAGTTAAGCGAAAAGGTTAATGATTTCCAGAGGTTGTTTGATGAATTGCTAATGGTTAAAAAGAAAAAAAACACCATTAAGAAATAAAATTAAAGGTAATGTTTTCAAAGCATTGCCTTTTTTTACGCCCGCAAGACTAACTTTTGTTATAAAAATTCATTGCCATAAAAAATACCTTTGGTTATGCTTTGCAACATCAACGACGCACTAACCACGCGGCAGTTGTTCAGAAAAACGTTCTGACAGTCTGGAAAGACAGGCACCAAATTCGCGGGTCGCCGCCAGTACGATGACATGCGGGAAAGACCGCAACGAATCCAAAATTGCTGTGTGTAGTCTTTGCCTCGTCTCCATGAGGGGCATTTTTTTTCACGGCAATGAATACGAGGAAAGACCAACGGGCATGACCAGCCCTGACAGCCCGGAAAGACGGGCACCAGACGTAAAAAAACCCACCGAGGTGGGCTTCTTTACCCGGGACAGTGACCAAACCGCCCGGAGGTGGTACAGGGGACCAACCCTGTACCGAGGAAAGACCAACGACATGAGCCGCTGATCGGCTCGAATTATACATCAGTAAGGAGCCGCTATGGAAGCGCTACCCCTGCAGGTAACACTGTACATCCACGTATCTACTAACCCCCACGTCCCTGCACTTTACCTGGTTCATACCTGTGACATGTCACAGAACTATCCAGATCTTTACGTACTGCTGGAAACGCGCACTGTTTGCCTTGAGATAACCCAGCCAGAGCCGATCGATATCATCGGTAAACAAGTTGAGCGCCTCCAGAAGGAAAAGGCGTCAATTGTCGACCATGCGCACCAGCGCGTCGCTTTCATCGAAGACAAGATCCAGCAGCTGCTGTGCATCGACCATTCAACAATCCAGGAAAGTGATATTCCGTTCTGAGGTGATCGAATGAAAGAGATGGGAATAGTTCGTTACACATGCACTGTCGGAGATCGTCGTGGTGAATTTGGTGATTGCATGGAAAAGCAGAAGAACGGTCGATATGTAACGTTCGATCAGCACCAACGACAAGTTCACCATTTGCAGAAAGAAATTGAATCTCTTCGCAACAAGCTGCGCAAGACCAACGCAGCATAACAAATGAGGAAAGACCAAGTGACAATCTCAATTTATAACTGCCTGTTCAAGCCGAAAAAATCAGCTATCAAAGATGGTGCCGTTGCGCTGGCGATCAGCGTGGAAGCGCCCAATAAAAAAATCGCAGAAAGCATCGTGACGGGTAAGCTCTGGGAGCAGTATCCGGCGAACGGCGATAACTTTTTCAAACCTGAAATCTGGGAGAACACAGAAGGTCAGTCCCACCCGGAAATCGGAAAGTTTGACGAGCATTTTGCTAAATCCCACTCGTTCGATGGTGAAAAGTGGATGGCAAACGCTGAACCTAATAGCGAGATGAACCATCTGCCTGTAGGTAATGAAAAAGTAGACTTCATGTCCATCACACCGCGCGAACGCTTTGCAACGGTGGTACTGTTTGGCCTCTCGGAGCTGGACGGCGATCTTTATTCTCAGGTCCGCGATTATCTTGATAACCTCGAGAACACCAGCCAGTACGATGAAGAGGTTAATGACCGCTTAAATCGTTACATCCTTAATGCGATGGAAGCGCACCCGCCTGTTCACCACATGCACCAGGAAGGGCTTAATAATCTCCTGCAGGCAATCTATGTGAAGTTTGAGAACCAGTTACCCGGCGGTGCCGCGCTTTACTCGTTTATTAAAAAATGGACTGACAATCCGGGCAAGCGTGAAGAAATGCTGGCTCAGAACAGCACCAGCACCAGCACCAGCACCAGCACCAGCACGGAAGATAATACCCACGCTCAGGTTGCACCACAGCGCGGTTATAAACACACCTATGCCACATTGGATCAGGAGATCGCTCTCGCACTATTGCCAATAGAACCAGCAACCACCGTATCTGTAAGTGCTTTGCGCCAGGCAGAACGTATCATTGAAGAAGACCGGGAAGACTTTAAACGCTGGTCTATGGCGCTGCGCACTACTGAGCAAATCCTTAGATATTCGCGCAACACTATTTTTGGCGTTATTCAGCATGTGCCGGCCAAAGATACGCATCACTTCCCCGATTCATTACGCCGTTATATCGACAGCTGGCTTATCGAAAATGGTGTGCTTGAACAGGATCCCAATGAATCAGAATTAACCAATAAATCACTGGCTGCCGGGCGTGGAGAATATGTCGAAGGTATAAGCGACCCTGCCGATTCCAAGTGGGTGAAAACTGAAACTCAGCCCATTCCGCAAAACGCCTCAAATGAGGTGGAAAAAACGGAAGTGGTTACTGATTCACAGGCAGAGGCCGCGCGCGAAACGCTCAATAAGATGGGCTACAGCGTTTACGCCAGTGAATCAGGGCAGGAGCAAGACAGCAGTGATCAAGACAATGGCGCGAAGCAGCCAGAAGCCCAACAGGTGCAAGATGAGCCCCGCCCTAACGTTAATGACGTTGAAAAGAGCCTCTCCGAACGCACCGGCACAGAACTGGAGAACCTTGATCTCTGGAAGCGCGTTTTCAAAACCGATGAGCGCTTTACCAAGCAGTTTAGTGTTAACGGTGGCGGCACATCGATCAACGGCACATACATGACAATGCTGGCCACCCGTGAATTCGGCCCGAAAGGTATTGGCTGGGGCGTTGATATCCTTGAAGAGCGTTTTGATGATGGCGCACCAATAACCCGCACGGTAAAAGGCCCGGACGGGAATAATACATGGGAGCTTATCCCAAACGGTTACGGCGGCTATCTCACAGAAAAACACCACGTCATTAAGATTCGCCTCTGGTATGTGCGTAACGGTGAACGTGGAGAGGAGATCTCTTTCGGCTGTACACAATATATCTACGGGAGTAAACACGGCCCGATTTGCGATGGCGAAGCGACTAAAAAATCACTTACCGATGCGACCAAAAAGGCGCTGTCCTCCCTCGGTTTCAGCGCCGATATCTTTATGGGCCTCTATGACAACCCTGAGTATCGGCAGAAAAACAAAGAAGAATTTGCCCTTAAAAATGCCAGCGATAACGCAGAAGATGCTGCACGCCTGCGCCAGGAGCTGGACGACAAACTTACGCGGGTGGCAAACACGCTGGCAACCGGTGTCTCTGCCAACGAATTGACCAAAGTATTCGCATCAATCGCCCGCGAAGTGGAGGTGCACCGTAAAGATGCTGAGGCTAAAGGCGACAGCCAGCATGCCAGTTATCTGAGTAAACGTCTGCGGCGCCTGACCACCATCAAAGACGAACGCCTTAAAGAACTGAACAAAGCCCAGGAGAAAACAGCATGAGCAACGTAACTGCAATCGCATTAGCAAATAACTACTCCAGCCTGTTAAACCTGCTGGAGACCTCCGACGAGCTGACACCTGAAATGATCGCCGACACCCTGGAAGGGATTGAAGGTGAACTGGCTGATCGTCTTGATGCTGTTATGGTGGTGGCGCGCAATAACCTGGGCCACGCGAAAACCTGCGAAGAAGAAATGAAACGTCTGGCTGAGCGTAAAAAGTCATTCGAAAATAAAGACAAGCACCTGCGTAAATATATCCTGTCATGCCTGTTAGGCGCTGGCCTGGATAAACTGAAAACGCCAAGAAACACTTTTACTGCTCGTCAGGGTGCAGTAAGCGTTGTGATAGATAACGTCGATGCTTTACCTGATGACATGGTTTCAGTGCAGACAGTGATAGCCCCTGATAAAAAGGCAATCAAAGAAGCGATAGAAGCCGCCTCCGCAACAGCAACACAAATCAAAGCCGATGGTGGTGAAGTTCCGGAAGAATTGCTTAACCCGGTACCAGGTGCACATCTGGAAGTCGGCGAACGTTCATTACAGGTGCGCTAATCATGCTGAAACTAACTCTCAAAAGAGGTGATGCGGTACACGTGGTGTTTCCGGATGGAACAAACGGGATCATCGAAGCGCGTAGCCGCAGCGAGCTGGGGTTGCATCTTCCGGAGAACGTCAAGGTTACACGTGAGAAAGCCGCGTTTCTGGATGGGAACCTGATTAAGCGTAATCAGAAATAATCCTTATCTGCCGATAGCATTGTGGCCCCACTCAACCAACGGAGGCCACAATGCTGCACTGGCAACCCGGAGCAATCCTGCTCTCAAACTTTGATACCAAGATCGGAAAATTATCAGCGAGCGTACGAAAGAAGACCCTGACCACGTCGGATATCGAACGCGCCTGTAGTGACGCTGACGATGCGATATACCGCATGTTGAGGAAAGACCATGAGACACGATCACGACATTATCACCAGAGAAGAGATGATAGAGCTGACGGGGACTCCGTTTAAATCAAAACAGTGTGATGCTCTGCGTCGAGCCGGGATCTTCTTTATGGAAAGAGCAGACGGCCACCCTAAAACAACATGGGGGCATTTCATGAACCCCATAAAATACCGCAACCAAGAAGTCTCCCCGGTGCGCGAGGATGAAGAACCAGATTTCGGAGCCGTATTTAATGGCCGGAAAGCGTAAAAACCCCGCCGACAGCTGGATGCCACCGCGTGTATATCGCGGCAAAGCAGCTTATGAATTTCGTACAAAAGATAACAAAGCCGTTCGCCTGTGCGCCCTTAACGAAACGCAGGCAACGGTCTGGCTGGCGTATGAGAAAGCAGTGGGCGAAGAAGTCAGGAAAAATACATTCCAAACTCTCGCAGATATGTTTATGACCTCCCCCGATTTTATGGATTTGTCACCTGAAACCAGAAAGGATTACACGAAATATTCGGGTAAGGTATTACCCGTTTTTGGCAAAACAGACCCCAACAAAATAAAGCCCGAGCACATTCGGCGTTATATGGATCAGCGTGGTATTTCCAGCCGAACGCAGGCAAACAGGGAAAAGAGTTTCCTTTCGCGGGTATTCCGTTGGGGCTACGAACGTGGGTATGTGGAAAGAAACCCATGCCAGGGGGTTAAACAATTCAAGGAGGTATCGCGCGAGCGCTATGTGACGGATGAAGAATACAATGCTGTATAT